GGACTATGTTGACATGCTAGTTAAAGATCCTAGTTTAATGAAACTGGGTGGCGAAAGAAAAGTGATGAGTTTTATGTTTGCTGACATAGTCGGCTTTACACCTATATCAGAAAAGTACATGAAGGATGATGATCCTGAAGGATTAGTAGAATTAATTAACGGCTTCTTAGATAAAATGACCAAGATAGTTTTAAAGAATGGCGGCACCATAGACAAGTTCATGGGCGACTGTATAATGGCATTTTGGAATGCTCCACTGCCATGTGAGAATCATGCGGAGATGGCAGTTAAAACAGCAATAGAAATCGAACTGCTTGGCGACGAACTAGAAAAAGAAATGGAAGAACGTGGCTTACCAAGAGTAAAATTTGGTACAGGTGTAAACACAGGTACATGTATTGTGGGTAACATGGGTGCTGAAACTAGATTAGATTATAGTGTTGTAGGCGATGCTGTGAACTTAGGTGCTAGATTAGAAGCACAGACAAGGCAAGAAGATACGCCTATTTTAGTTTCTGAATTTACATACATGGAATGTCCAGATATTGCGTTTGGTAAAATGGGAGAAGTTACAGTAAAAGGCAAAGAAGAACCTGTTAAGATTTACGCACCATTGTTTGACGGTGAAGTAAGAAAACTTTATAAGTAACAGCATGTATAAGATTTATAAATCGCAAACAGTGATAGATAACCATGAGGAATTTGTCAAGGATTGCGGTACAATATTTAAAAGTATAGCAAAAAATTTAAAAACAGTTGATACTACCTGGGCATACGGACAGTATAATATATTTTCATATGCTTCGCCAAAACGTATATGGACAGAATTATATAAAGAATTAAGAGAGTGTGCTGTAGACTTTATTGGTAACGACAAAGATTTATGTTATCAGAGTTGGCTAAATTACCACATGGGGCATCAATTACTAGACTGGCATACCCATGAATGGCCGTATCACGGATATATAAGTATAGATCCATTAAACAGCAAGACACAATTTGAAGATTTTAAAATAGATAATTTAATTGGTAATATTTACATTGGCCCGGGGCATCTAAAACATAAAGTATTATGTGATAAAATAAACCAACCACGAATAACCATAGGATTTGATATAACAGATCAACAAGACTTAATTATGCCTAACACAGGTGTACAGCAATTATTCGTCCGGTGACCAGTGCGCCATTGCTCTAAACACACCTCTAGCAGAAGTTAAATCTTTCTTTAGTTCTACTAGGTATAAAAATTCAAACGGCTTATCCCCTATTTTGTTTAATGGATAATTATATGTTGATGTAATTTTATCAATCACTCTTATATCTTTTGATATACATCTTACAATAGAATTGCGCCATTCGGCATCAGAAAATAAATCTACAACAAATTGATTTACTTCTGACTGCGGATTATAGGCACTCATTATATTAAGTATTTCATAATATAACGCTCTTATAGGATTTAAATTTTTCCTATATTTAGACATAACAATTTCATGATACCATTTCTTTTCTTTGGTACATTGATTAGTATAAAAATAATAGTATTCTTCCATAAATGAAACAAGAACTTGATCAGAACTTTTTTTTATTCTACTTGTTAGTATGCGTCTAAGTTTATTAAGAATTTTTTTATGATAGTCGGATAACGTACTCTTATAAGTTGTCGATAGTTCTTCGATATCCATTGTACCATCGATAAACTCGTTAGGTATCTCATTTGTTCTAGCAAATTTAATTAATAGTGTTTCAAATCTAACATATCTAAAGTCTATTATATCCGACATTTTGTTTATGCAACTCCAATATAGTTTGTAATTTATCTTTTCCTTTATTATAAAGTAAAGTTGCTCTAGCACCTTCGTGTAATGGCTTTGGCCAATTACCTATGTTTACCCACGCATACCCACAACTTTCGCTGTTTAATGTAGGTAAAAACTCGTCTTCAATTACTGCTACAAAACTATAATACATAAAATTTCTATCTTTGCTTTGATACACATCTATTGGATTAAGTTTATTAATATCAGGTACTATTCCTAACTCTTCTTGTACTTCTCTAATAAGTGCTTCGTACGGTGACTCGCCGGCTTCAATAATGCCGCCCCAAAATCCCCAAGTATGTTTTTGTCGTTTGTCGCTGTTTCTAAACTGTAGTAGTACTCTGTTGGTTTTTAGTGATAAAAACAATGTACCAACACCTGTAATGCCTGTAAATGGGTCTATAGGACTAGTGTCCAATACCCCGGATTGTACTCGCCCTCGTAAATGCTCATCCATTGTTTTCCTGTCCACCTATAAACTTTATTAGTATTTAAGTTCTTACTGGTTGCAACAGTATCAGACTTGGCTGACGCATCAAATGATACAAACCAACCATCACTGCCGTACTCAATAATATCGTTTGCCGAAGCAGAAACGTTCCATCCTAAATAACCTGAACCTAAATCTTCTGTAATTAAATAACGTTGACCATACTCTAAAGCAGGCAACGTATTATCTCCTGGGGTATTTTTTGTAGGATCAATAATTTTTGCTACATCACCTATCGTTGATAATGGAAGTGTATCGGCGTCTAATGTAAATATAAGTTGTGTATCGTCTAAAGGATTAACTGCTATAGTTCCTGCTACATCTTGCGTATCGTCATCCAGGTCATCTATTAATTTTAATTTTAATAAACTAACATTGTCCTTTAAATTCTTATCATACGATTCTAACAGGTCTTTCCATTTCATGGTATTTATACCAGCGGAATCATATAGGGTTACAGCACCGTCAATAACTTGAATTTTAAAATTACCTGGAGTAACAATTACTCTAGATGTTAGATCAAAATTTCTAAAGAAATCATAAATGTCATCATCATATCCTAAGTCAGTAAGATTTTGACCATCAAAATCAGCGAATACATTTGTTTGAATTTCGTGTATAATACTCTGGCGTTTAACTTTAGCAGGTGGATTAATCCAAATAGGCAACTGAAACGTTAATGTTGAAACGTCGATATTTTCATCGACACCTTGCGGCAATGTTCTATTATTAAACTGTATATCGGTTAACTCTACTTCTACAATCTGCGTCCAATCAAACGGATTAGTGTTTTGCTGTAACTGTATGGTAGGATTAAATAATACTAATATTTGTTCCATTAACTGTAATTTAGTATCAGTATTAGGTGTCCAGATATCAACTTGCATACTTAGGTTAAAAGGAACAGGCATATACCTATTAATAGTATATTGATTGCCTTGTTCGGCACTATAGGTCTGTGTGTCGTTATTAAACTTACGCTCTGACACACTTTTTGTATCTGTGAAGAACGGATCTTGTGTTCTATCCCTAGCCAATTGTAAACTAGCAATGCTTACACCCATAAAAGGTGTGCTGTTAATTACGTTTTCTGAATTTTCTCTAAGTAAATGAGAAACCATTCTGCTTGGATCAGCATATCGCACAGGAACAGTATTATATCTGATATCTTCACCATTGCGTCCGCCTTCTGCTACCTTAAAAGCATGAAATATTCTTATAAATTGTAGAATATACCGTCTAACTTGTTCATCATACCAGTACTGCATTATTAATTATCCGTTTTTGGTTTAACGATTTTACTAACATACGTTCTCTCATCGGATGAAGATTCATCAGTATTTGTCGTTTGTGTGGTATTATTTATGAATCCATCTAGGATTCTATTAGCACTAGAGAACACTCTTTTGTTATCGTCTGCTACTTTAACCCATCGAGTACCTTGCTTTTTAAATATTCTACTAGGATTAAAATCTGTTCTTAAAAAATAATCGCCTTCTGCTGATGCTAATGGAAACGAAATACCGCTACCTAACAATGTAGTACCATTTGGCGCACCTTCTATTGTGCCTATAAATGGTTTACCTTTGGCATTTTCATCTACAAATAAATGAGCACCTTCGGCAAAGTACGGATCGTTTGGTACATTGTTTTCTGCTTGTTGTACAATAGCATCAGATATATCAATTTCGTCTTTGTATGTACTAATAACATTTCGTAAATCATCTTCTTCGTCGCCATATCCAATAATATCTCTGTACTCTTGTGAGTCGGATATTGGGCCTAACTTACATCTCCACATATGAGGCCACCAATTTGGATCAAATCCATCGGCTGGCCTACTAGCATCTGTTACAACATAGAATCGGTTAACAGCATCTTTGCGTTCATCTAGTAATAAATCATCTCGTAAATGAGGTAATTCTATTACATCGCCCGCCATTAACTTTCTACCTATAGTAGATACCATTGTTTCGATATGGAAGTTCATAAAAAGTGTATCGTTAGATAAGAACATACCAAATTGTGTTAGATCAAAGTCGTTATCACCAACATTGTATGCTCCACGCAATTCATAAATATCATCGCTATACTTTCTATCTCTATTTTCTAAGAATAGAACATCTTGTATAAATGTTTCGCCTGTTCTTTGGTCTCCGTCTGAACCATAATTGTTTTTTTCTTGTGGTTGTGTGAAGTCGTTTGTGTCCCCTTGGTTGTGTACTCCTAGGTATTTGTGAACATTCACACCGGTACCGCCTGCGTATATACTTTCCGCAACAATACCGTCTACAAACTTGTAGTCGTTTCTTTTAACTGGATTCCATAAACTTATTCTTGGCATAACTGTATTTATCAGATTGACAACTGATCATAAATTTGTTATTATACTGTTTATGGAAATAATAGAATACATAATTTTTGGCGTGTGTATGTTAGGCATTGGCATATCCTCGTACAACATAGGCTTAAAGGAAGGCATCAGCATAGGTGCTGGAATGATGTGGGATAGGCTCTGGTCAATGGGCAAACCACGTAAAAGAAATCCGCAAATTCGCTCAATAGAATTACATAAAGATTCTATTTGACACCGTTTTTGCCAGAAAAATTATATATAGTTTTAAAATTGAGTAATTATTGGTATGGCTAAGAAGAAAATAAGATCAGTATACGTTACAGTTGAACCTAAATGGAAAGAACTGAAACTCCTCACAGACCTTGAGGAACAAGCAGTAGCATTCCGTAGTTGTGAATACTTCGTGCGTACAGAAATCAACAAAACAAAATCAATGCCCATTGTAAAAGAATGGATCAAGACACATTCAGGGTGGGCACCAGAAGAAGTAAAAATTATACTTGCTAATCCTGATTGGGCATTTAGTTCGTATTCTACTTCAATATACATACACCACATGCTAGGGTATATGCCAGAGAAGATCAGAGAGCACTACGACAAAAGAAAATCTGAATGGATTGAGCGTGGCAAAAAATGTCTACTAGAAAAGAAAGATAAAATAGAAGAAAAGAAAGCAAAGCCTGTAATCAGCATCCAAGACAGAATGAAAGAACAGGTAAGTGATTTATGCGGCAACTTTGAAGGCTTTTTAGATGAAATGATTGACGGCGCAAAATCTATCAAGGATTTTGATCCATATAAAATGATGATGTCATACCAACCAGAAATTAAAGGACCTCATGCTAAAATTATCAAAGACGAATTTGACGCACAATATCAAGAAGCACTAGAAGTACTGGAATGGAAAGATGAAGATCTAAAAGAAGCATACAGTCACTTTGATGTTAAAATGCGTAAAGCCTTCGTACAGTACTACGAAACAATTAATACTGCTTGTGATACCATTGTTAAAACAAAAGCGACTACACGCAAGGCTCGTAAGCCTAAGGCACGGTCTAAAGAGGCCATCGTGAAGAAATTAAAGTATGCAGTAAACTTTCCTGAACTAGGACTAGCAAGTTTACACCCAACTGATGTAGTATATGCTAACGAAGTATGGATATATAACACTAAAACTAGAAAGGTAGGTGTATACCATGCTAAAAATACTGATCCTAAGAACTTACAACGTCCTGGCACTGGTATAATGGTCAAAGGAACAACACTACAAGACTATAATGAAGATACGAGTTTACAAAAAACACTTAGAAAACCAGCAGAAATGATATCAAATTTTGATGCCGGTAAATTAAAATGTAAAAAATCATTTGAGGAGTTAACCACTACTCCTACTAAAATGAACGGTAGATTCAACGAGCATACTATTATACTTAAGACTTTTTGATAAATAGTTAATATGAGTGCAACTGAAACCCCAAGAGATAAATTAATCAATGAACTAAAACTCCGTTTAGGTGACGGCATGGTTGACGTGGAGTTAGATCCAGAACATTATAACCTTGCTATAGATAGAGCAATACAAACTCTACGCAGTAGAAGTGATGCCGCAGTAGAAGAGAGTTATACATTTCTACTAACCCAAGTTGATACACAAGAATATACATTACCTAGCGAGATATTAAATATTAGGCGTATATATAGACGCGGTGTTGGAGGCGGAAATATAGGAACAGGTACAAACTTTGATCCGTTCGATGTTGCTTTCCAGAACACTTATTTGATTAATGCTGGTGTTGTAGGTGGATTAGCAAACTATGACGCATTTACACAATATAAAGAAACACTCAATAGAATTTTTGGTGGTGAATACGATTTCACATTTAACTCTAACACCAAAGTATTAAAAATTCTAAGAAAAATATCCGTAGCAGAAGATATAATGATGCAAGTATCAAACTTAGTACCAGAACAAAGTTTATTACAAAACGATTATACTAGACCGTGGATGGCAGACTGGGCCTTAGCAGAATCAAAAATGATGCTAGGCGAAGCAAGAAGTAAATATTCTTCAGGATTGCCAGGACCAGGCGGTGCTGTACAGTTAAACGGCGAGGCATTAAAGCAAGAGGCCGCTTCTGATAAAGAAAGATTATTACAATCCATAATTAATATGGAAGAAGGTAATAGAAACTACGGCTTTATAATAGGATAAATGAACACAATAGGAATTTTAGGTAATATCGGTTCGGGCAAGAACACAGTAGCACAGTATCTAGCAACCAAAGGTTGTATTCCAACATCGTTTGCGGGACCAATTAAAGACTTATGTACAAGTGTATTTGGTTGGGATAGAGAAATGCTTGAGGGCGAAACAGAGGAAAGCAGAGAATTCAGAGAAGGTATAGATCTATACTGGAGCAAAAAACTAAACATACCCAACTTTACACCTAGATCGGCATTACAATTAATAGGCACAGACGTTATGCGTGACCATTTTAATCCAGATATTTGGCTAAACAGCCTGGAATACAGAGTAAAAAAATTACATAATCAAAACGAATGTGTTGTAATCAGTGACTGTAGGTTTAGAAACGAACTAGAACTTATTAATCGAATGGGCGGTACAACGATTCTTGTACAACGTGACGATAAACCAGAATGGTATGATATTGCGTTCCAGGCCAATAACGGCGATGCTGTAGCAAGACATATAATGAATAAAGATTTCGGTCAGGTTCACGCAAGTGAATGGGATTGGATTGGTGCCGATATTGACTTTACTGTTACTAACAACGGTACACTTGAAGAATTATACATCGAAGTTGACAAAATCATTGATAAACTTCCACAAAAACCACAAATATTTAACGATAACGGACTTGAGATAGTCTGAGGTATATTTATCATTTAAAGTAAATTTTTGAGATTTACTATTTCTATAATACCGCAAATAAGCATTTTTTTAATAAATACATGTAACCAATTAAGGTATATAGGAGAATATTATGGCGACATTAGTATCACCTGGTGTAGATATAACAGTATCAGACGAAAGTTTTTACAGTCCGGGAGGACCTGGTACAGTACCTTTGATTATAATTGCGACTCATCAAGATAAACTTAATCCTGATGGAAGCGGCATTGCTGGTTTTACTAAAGTAGCGGAAGCAAACTCAGTAAAATTAATTACAAGTCAAAGAGAACTTTTACAACAGTACGGAAACCCAACTTTTTATAGTTCGGGCGGAACACCTTCACATGGTAATGAACTAAACGAGTATGGATTATTAGCGGCTCATAGTTTCTTAGGATTGGCTTCAAGAGCATACGTTCTTAGAGCAAATGTCGATCTTAATGGACTTAAACCACTAACAAGTGCTCCATCAACTGCTCCAGCAGACGGAACAGTTTGGTTGGATAGTTCAGCAACCAAATGGGGTATTTTTAAATACAACACAACAACTTCAAAATATGAAGAATTCACATCACCATACATTTTTAAGAAAGAAGATGTATCAGGCGGTGGAGCACCTAAAAATTCAGTCGGCAAAGACGGCGACATAGCAGTTTTAGGTGTTGATAGCAGTGGCAATGCCATTGCAAACATAACATACTACTACAAGTATTCAAGTGTATGGTATGACATGACTACAAATGCTACAAGTTTCACAGACGTGGTTAATACAGACTTCCAAGTTTGTACTCACTTAAACAGACCTGTACTACAGGCTGACAGTGGCGCATTAGCAAATGGCGATTTGATTATTCAAACAACATCATTAGCAAGTGGTCTAAAATATGGCGTTAAAACATATAACTCATCAACAAAATCTTGGGTTAGCAGTTCAGCAAGTGCTTATGCTAACACATCAGCGGCATATACAGCCATTAGCAGTCCATCTGCTGGTGACTTATTTGTAGAATTTGATCCAGATAACGATGATGCTCATATTAACGGCAAATTCAATATTAAAAGACATAACGGTGCTAAAAGTCTACAAGTTCAAAGTAGTGCGGCTCTTGGTAATGTCGATGTTACATCACACAGTGGTCTAGTAAGTTTAGTTTTAAACCTAAACCATGGAGCAAATGTAAACGTAACATTCACAACTGAAACAGATAACGGTAAAGCAAGTGTCGATGATTTAGTCCTTGACATTAACGCGGCTCTAAGTTCCGCAGGTGCTTCAACTGTAACGGCTTCAAACGATAGCAGTAAAGTAACACTTACTGATACTACTGGTAAAGATATCAGAGTTAGAGCAGGAACAGTTGGTAGTTACGGTCCTAGTAATTTAGGTATTACAGCAGGAACATATAGTAACTGGAAACCAGTACAATCTGTATCAGCAGTTAATTATAGTTTTGGTACTACAGCACCAGTTGGCGACTTAACAGACGGAACACTATGGTATGACGATAGTGCTACTGTCAACTTATGGTACAACAAAAATGTTGCAGGAACTCAAACTTGGACATTATACTCAGCAGACTATGATGTAAATGTTGCCGCTAGTGAACCAACTATGCAAAGCGATGGTGGTTCTTTAGTAGACGGCGATGTTTGGGTAGATTCAGATGATTTAGAAAACTATCCAAAAATTTATAAAAGAAGATCCAGTGCATGGGAACTAGTCGACAATGGCGACCAAGTAACAAGCGGCGGAGTTATCTTTAAAGATCTAGGCCCAAGTACAGCAACAACTGAAGCAGGTCTAGACTCAGACGCACCAGCGGCGTCAACTGTACCAAATAACATTCTAGCATGGAACAAACGTGGATCAGGCAAAAATGTTAAGCAGTATAAAATAAACTATACAACAAGTGGTGTCAATCACGGTAATGTATGGGTTGACCATTCCGGTAACAAAGTAGACGGAACTCCATATATGGGCAGAAAGGCTCAAAGAAAAGTGGTAGTTAGAGGTTTACAATCTGCTATAGCAAGTAATGAAGATATTAGAAGTGAAGTAAACTTCTTTAACTTAATTTCTTCACCAGGCTATCCAGAGTTAATGGACGAAATGGTTACTTTGAACACTGATAAAAAAGAAGTAGCATTTATTGTAGGTGACGCACCATTAAGACTTAAATCAGACGCAACATCGTTGAACGCATGGTCTAAGAATTCAAATAATGCTAGTGAAAACGGAGAAGATGGATTAATTACATCTAGTCCGTATGTATCAGTACACTATCCAGCAGGATTAACTACTAACCTTGACGGTACTAACGTTATGGTACCACCAAGTCATATTGCTTTAAGAACTATGGCATTTAATGACAACGTGGCTTATCAGTGGTTTGCTCCAGCAGGATATCAAAGAGGTCTTGTACAAAATGCTACAAGTGTTGGTTATTTAGATAATACATCTAATGAGTTCCAGCCAGTATCACTTAATGAAGGACAAAGAGATGCTCTTTACTCCAATAAAATTAACCCAATAGCAAACTTCCCAGGAAGAGGCTTAGTGGTATTTGGACAAAAGACATTGAATCCATCAGCAAGTGCGTTGGACAGAATCAACGTAGCAAGATTGATTAACTACATTAGATATCAACTAGATATCGCAGTTAAGCCTTTCTTATTTGAACCAAATGACGGTATTACAAGAAGTGGTGTTAAGAGAGTTGCTGACTCATTGTTGTCAGAACTTGTAACATTAAGAGGTTTATTTGACTTCATTAGTGTTTGTGACACAACTAATAATACACCGGCTAGAATTGACAGAAATGAATTATATCTTGATATAGCAATACAACCAACTAAAGCAGTTGAGTTTATTTATATTCCGATCAGAATTCAGTCAACACTTGGTCAAACAGGCTCTAGTTAAACCTTAATTTAACTATTATAAAGGGCGGATTTAACCGCCCTTTATTTTTGGCAGTAAAATGATAAATAAACGTATAGATTGAGTAATACTTAATTAGGAGTAATAGAAATGGCAGTAACAAAAGATAAATTTGGTGTACCAATAGAAGGCGCTCGTCTTGGTATTCTACAACCTAAACTTAAATATAGATTCCGAGTAATCTTAACAGGTTTTGGTGCTGGTGGAAGAACAGACGAACTAACTCAAAATGTAGTGAGTGTAACTAGACCTACTTTTTCAATGGAAGAAGTTGTAGTCCACAGTTATAACTCAAGAGCCTACATTGCTGGTAAACATGAATGGAACGCAATAAGTCTAAGCCTACGTGATGATATTACTAATAGTGTTGCCGCATTAGTCGGCCAACAGATCCAAAGACAGTTCAACCATTTTGAACAGACTACAGCAGTAAGTGGCGGGGACTATAAGTTCGACGCACTTATTCAAGTTTTAGATGGTACAAACGCCGAACCTACTGAACAGTGGGAATTAGAAGGGTGTATGTTAGCAGAAGTAAACTACAGCGATCATTCATATGATCAAAGTGATATTGTAAATATTGATTTACAAGTAAGATACGATAATGCTGTACATGTTGCGGGTCCAAACACATTAGGTGGTAAAGTAGCGGCAGGTGACCCATTCCCACTAATTTCACCGCTTGGTTCTTCCACATCTACTCAGGTATAATCCTAAGTAATTAGGAAAGACCATGGGAAGATTCTGGAAAGAAGTCGTAGGTGGACAAGTTCAAACGGGCGTATATCAGGCCGGTCCTAGACATGCTAGTAAACAGTATGGTAGTTTTAAGACCGGTAGACCGCCTCGTTTACCTTTTCAGTTTGTCGTATATTTTGAGGTAAATCCAAACGTATATGCTTACGTTGATGGTGAAGGTGAAGATCAGCAGTTTCTTAATAATAATGATTTTTATAAATATTCATCTTTAGTCAGAGCAGTAGATATACCAAGTGTCGATTTCACCGTTGAAAAGAAAAACCAATATAACAAACTTAAACCAATTGTAACAACAAAAGATTTTAAACCTTTCACTTTAACTGTATATGACGACATAGAAAGTCGATGGTATGCGTTATGGCAAAACTACTACAATTATTATTTTATGGACGGCAGATTTGATGTAGGGGACCAAGTTAAAGGAGTAAGAGCAAAAAAGGCAGATAAAGACGATAAAGGCAATGTTATAGCA